CCTTGGCTTGTTCAGCAATTTGGGATAAAACACCTCGGCCCCAATATCGGCGATTCTGGGGGCTTGTTCGCTTTTTGGTACTCAGGGTAAGGATCCACTTCGTTTCGCCATTTAATCGGCCTTTTAAGAAGGGATAGAGGCCATCCTGGATGTCTCGCCATGCCTGTATGCGGTCAACCAGTTCAATCTCAAACTTTTCGGTCATTCCAAACACTCCTTGACCATTACCTCAACCCCAGATTCTGAGGCGTAAACCTTGGTGATGTGATGGTTGATGATCTGGCAGTCGTCCACATAGACAACCCCGTTCAGCCCATCTTCCACCGCCTTCAGGATGTTGGACGAATCTGGCTTTTTGGTGGGCTTCTCTTGGCCCGACAAACAAGCCTCACGGCGTTTCTTAGAGTACGACCTGGGAATCCCGGTGCGGATGTACAAAAACATCGTCACTGGGGTTTCCAAGGGTTCTTGTGACCCCATCGCCAGTCGTCCAGCCTCTCGGATTCTGGCTTCATAGTCCACCGTCTTAGCTGGGGTATAGGTGCGGACAAAGTTGCCAACACGCCTGTGCCTTGCCCGTTGTTTGCCAACAGGGTCGCCATCAACGTGAAAAGTCACCATAAAAGTCATGTAAGCCTTGATTGGTAAGTTGGGGAAATCATTTCCGTTTGTTTGGTTCTATCCAAGGCCCAGACCTCAATAGGTTCCTGATCTGGTTTTCGCTGTGGCCCTGCTTCACCCAGTCGGTCAAAACCTTGGTTCTGCGCTTCTGGATCATCTCTTTGGGGATGTTCAGCGTCCCAAGCTGTCTGAGCAACCTTGCCCCACAGTAAACGCAGTTCGGGTCGTACCTGTTCCATTTGGGGGCTACTGTGATGGATTGACATTCTGAGCAGGTCATTTGTGCATCTTATGGCAGGTTTCACAACGCTAGCAAGGTGCTAGCAAGATGCCAGCAAAGCGCTAGCCTCGCTGATAAGTCGGTATGAGGTATTTAATCTCATCGGGGCTTAGTGGTGTCTCATCTACATCAGGTGGACGAACCACCACCTGCGGTGGAACCCTTGATGGATAGGTAACTGGGCTTTTTTCTGTGTGGGGTAAGGTCAGGATCATTTTTAAGACCACAATCTGCTCTGGGCTTCAACAACCTTTTCCAGGTTTGCACGAATCAAATCAACAGCATCAGGGCCAAGTAACAAGGTTACAGGCTTTCCAAATTCGTGGCTTTCTTGCTCTATGCAAAAAAACCCATCGTCTGAAACCCAAAACTTAGTGGCTGGTTGCTCTTTGCTTTCAAACATAACTACTCCTTAAAGACTGTTAGATTAATTACCCCGATTGGTGAAGGTTCGATGTTTGAGGCAAATACTCACCTAAGAACAACCAAGAGATTGAACTTAGTGATATCACCCCGACTGGAGCCAGGCCCTTAGTCATCGGAATGGTCTATTGTTAGATTGACCATCTTGCAGGATTACCCGACTAACATCGGCCCTTCTACCCGTTCCTGCACCCCTTTCGGGTCACTCATATGGGCTTGGCTTGGGAAGGTTCCCCCGTTGCCTTTGAACACAGTTACGGCGGCTTTAAAGCGGTCTACCTGTGTCGAGTTGCGGGTTGGATAGCCTTCAGAGTGGCTTGTTCGTGCCAGCAAACTTTGGTCTGGCATCCATGTAGTAAGAGAAAACAAAAAAGCCGTTTACAACTGCATTCTGGTAGCAACCTTTTGTAAATCAGTTCCCACTGAAAACTTACAAAAGGCAGAACGCATGTGTAAACGGCTTAAAAGTCGGTCGCTTGCTACGGCAACAACTGAACTATGCCATAAAAAAAGGGGCTGTGCAAGCCCCTTTGTGAAAATATTTACATCTGGCGAATCGCCCGCAATCTCTCACGAACATGGTCGGGCATCGGAACCGCCAAGGCCATATCGTCTTTGATCTTTTGCAGGGCAGGGTCAACCTTTTGCGACTCCCTCACGTGGGGGTTGAAGCTGTCTGGAATTTCGGCCCCATCCCATCGCTGTCCGTTCAAGTACACCAACGGAGCAGGGATAAAAGCCCCGTTATCTTTGCGCCATGCGTCAGTCGTACACATCCACGCCACGTGCTTAATTATCTGATCGGCGCACCCGTCATACATACCTTTGTCCCAACGGGCCTTGCAGACCGATTTACCGCCCTTCCTGAACGACTTAGGCCATGCCGCCCAGAACTTGTCAAACTCAGAGTCAAACAACATAAAAAACCTTTATTTAGCTTGGTTTCAAAAAATTACAGGCGGTCAAACCACTCTGGCCTTACAACCATGAGCTGATACAGCCTACCAGGTGGAAGCGTCTTCCATTGCCAAACAGCACCCCGACTTACACCTAGCAGTCTTGCCAGTGCAGCCTGTGAGCCAGCCCGTTTGATTGCTTCATCTTTGGTCATTCGTTTATTTTACTACACAAACCAACAGTGTTGCGTATTAGGGAATCTACCTAGATTTTTTGTGCAAAAACTCTTGACGACTGTGCAGAGGGCTATACAATAGCGCCATGCCCCAGCAATTCCGCAAGGGGTCTTTTTAGGAGCCACCATGAACAAACTTCAAGAATTTGAAGCACTCGCTGCCGCATACAGCGATGAACCCCGCACCCGACTGGCCTTTCACCTCGGATTGCTCCAAGGACACATCCGCAGCCAAGACCACCTGATCGCGATCCTTGAACAAGAGATCCGACAACTCACCCTCGAAATCAACCAGGAACAAGCATGAAAAACATTGCCACGGCACTGGTCAAAGCACAGAAAGCCTTTGGCCCTGCCCTGAAAAGCAGCACTAACCCACACTTCCGCAGCCGATATGCAGACCTTTCGGCCTGTGTGGAGGCGGTCATCGAAGGGCTGAACGGGGCTGGCATCGCCCTCATTCAGCGCACCAGTGAAGACCATGTTGGGGTCACTGTGGAAACAGTCTTTGTCCATGAGTCGGGCGAGATGCTGGAGTGCGGCAAGCTGCACGTTCCAGCCAGCAAGCAAGACCCTCAAGGTTACGGTTCTGCCCTTACATACGCCAGACGCTACTCCCTGATGGCGGCCTGTGCGATAGCGCCAGAAGATGATGATGGAAACGCCGCCAGCCGCAAGCCATCCGCACCCGATATCACTGACCACCTGTCGGCGATTGAGGCAAGTGCCACCAGCGATGAACTGGCGACACTTTATAAGGCAGCTTTAGAGGCTTGCCAAGGCAACCAGGGTCTTCAGGCCAAGGTTATTGCAGCAAAGAAAGCGCGTGTTGAACGTGCAAAACAGGAGAAAGCATGAGCGAAGAACAAGGAACCGAAGGCTGGTTTGCGGATCGGCTGGGTAAGGTGACCGCCAGCCGCCTCTCAGACGTACTTGCCAAGACCAAAACGGGTTATAGCGCCAGCCGTAACAACTACATGACGCAGCTTGTGCTGGAGACCATCACCCAATCCCGAGCCGAGTCTTACACCAATCTTGCAATGGCTTGGGGCACTGAACAAGAGCCTTTTGCCCGAGCAGCGTATGAGGCCAAGACGGGCCAAATGGTCGAGGAAGTGGGGTTTCTACCTCACCCCACGATTAGCCTTGCTGGAGCCTCGCCTGATGGCTTGGTAGGGGATGATGGCATGGTGGAGATCAAGTGCCCATCAACCTCAACGGCATTGGAGTGCTGGTTAACCCAATCCCAAGGTGGCAACGCTGTGGACAGTAAGTATTTTGCTCAGATGCAGTGGCAGATGCGCTGTGCTGATCGGTCATGGTGCGATTACGTTGTATTCGACCCCAGGATGCCAGCCAAGGCACAGTTGTTTGTGACCCGTGTCGAGCGAGATGAAGAGTGGCTGAAGAACGCAGAAGAGGAAGTCACAAAATTCCTCGTTGAGATGCAAGCCAAAGTTGAAACCTTGAAAACCATCATTGGAGAATGAAATGTCAAAAGTCATCAAAGAGATCAGTTGCGTTGTTGGCGAATACACCAACAAGGACGGTCAAACAAAGAAACGCTACCAACGCATCGGATCAATCATTGAGACAAAGATTGGCCCAATGATCAAGATGGACAGCATTCCTCTTCGAGAAGGTGGTTGGGATGGTTGGGCATACATCAACGACCCCAAGCCCCAAGAGGGTCAGCCTCGGCGCCAAGCCTCTGGGTTTGACGATCCAGCAGACGACCTGCCTTTTTAAGGAGTAACCATGCACGACTTGTTTCATCGAATTTTCGGAACTGAGCCAAAGAAATTGGTTCGCACTGACGATCCCGACACAAGTCGTGCGTCAGCAAACGCGGTGGACACGAATAAGCTGGAGGGCATGGTTTACGAAACCATCAAGAAGTTTGGCGACCAAGGATGCATCAGTGACCAGATTCTTGCCCTGCATCCTACTTACCCTTACTCTTCCATCACCGCCAGGTATCGCGCCTTGCTGGACAAGGGTTTTATTGTGGACACGGGTGAGCGCAGAAAAGGCCAGTCAGGTCGCGGTCAGCGTGTTTTAAAAGCCTTGGAGATGTAAATTGAACTACACATGGCGAAGTCTTAACAGCGCGTTAGCCAGTATGTCCGAACAGCAGGTCAAAGAACTGTTGGACGAAGAAATCAAAGGCGCGCGCCGCATAAAGATGTTGGAGCGTCTGCATCAGCGTTACAACACTTTGCGTGTAGCCCGTGAGCGTAAAACCTTATTTGAAAGCGCAACATGAAAAACGATCCAATTACTTACCGTCATCCACGCACCCTTGAGGAGGCGTTTGGCCCATATGAACGATGGGGCGAGGTGGTCGAAAAAGATACCCAGCAAGAGATGGATTGGGAAGACAAAGCAGTCTTGTGGATGGCCCCTGTTGTGGTGATCTTCCTGATCGTCTTGTTTGCATTTGAATCATGAAGTACCTCGCCGCAATCTGGTTGGCGCTAACCATTGGCATTGGCTATGAACTGACGGGTATGGCTTTTGTTAAAGGCTTTGAACAAGGCTATCAGGAGGGGCTGGAAAGAGCACTCATGTCCCCGCAAGCCTTGGAGACTTGCACCAAGTGGTGGTTTAACGGCAGTGAGCCACGGGCCAAGCAAGCAATGGAGCAGTATTGCGACAGGAGATGAAATGACCTCAAGAGAACAATTTGAACTCGACCACTTCGGCATCAGCCCCGGCAAGGTGGGCAAGCGAACACCCGCCTTTTGGATTCACCAAGCGCCCTAAGCAATGAAGCGATGGGTTGAGGTTTTCGATGGTAATTGGCACGATGAACCTGTCGATTCGGAATGGGCAGACAGAGCACATCAAGCCCTTGCCGAGATGCGCCAAGCCATCGTAGAGGCAGAACAGCCAGCACAGCAGAATGGCCCGTGGTGCATGAAGATGAACGGCTGCAAGACAAAGTGCGAGGACTGCCCTGATGAAGTGGCAGAGCAGCCAGCACAAACCGAAGCCGAACGACTGGCTGAATGGCTTGAGCGCCGACAAATGATGATGCTACAAGACAGGCAAGCCGCCGCCGAATTGCGCCGACAGGCATCGTTCATCAAAGATTTGAAAGACGAGGTTGTCGAGCAATGCCGCATCAACGGAATGAGCGCAGAACGTGAGGATGCGTTACGGGCAGAGGTTGAGCGCCTGAACAGCGCACTCGACGAGTGGCACGGCAAAACAGATTGGGTGCAGACCACCGCACAGCCGATGGAGTTGGGCATGCACCGCGCTGATGTGCTCAAACAGCGGATCGACGCGATGAACAAAGCCCTGCATTGGGAACAGAACCGCTCAGAGCGCATCGGCACACACGGCCCCGGATGCCACACATGGGGGCCAAGCCACTACGAGTGCCTGTTGCGGGAGCTTGACCAAGCCCTTGCTGACGAGCGTGAGGCGATGGTCGCAGAGGCCGCCAAGAGAGGGTTGGCCATGAAGAACGAAGACCCGTTTGAGGACTACGTGCGCGAAATAGCCAACGACAGAGCAAGGGGTAACACATGATCAAACAAATCATTACGTGGCTGCGCCGTGATGACCAGCGGCTGGAGCCACTGCGTAAAGAGGTTCAACAGAAGGAGAAGAACATGGACTGGGACGACTTGCAGAGGATTTGTTTGTACGTGATCTACATGACCATCATCATGGGGTTTGGCTTGCTGATTGGTATATGGGTAGCATGATGGACTCAAAAACCAAACGCATCACCCTGCCTGTGTCCAAAGACATAGACTTGATCCGCAACCGACTGCAAGCAGACATTGGGGTCAAGATGACTTACACACAGGTTTTTAACTTCCTTGTCCACTTCTACGTGGAACGTGCAAATGAACCCAAGACCAAATGGAAGTCA